CTTACATGAATTGAGACATCCGATTGAATGCCCCCCTTCTGCGCCAAAATGTATCCGCCAAAATTCGCCAGGATGATGTCGCCCACATCGCCCAGGGCGCTTGCCTGTTCAATCGGGATAACAGGTCGTCCCAGAAGTGATCCGTAAGGCGCGCCGCTGATTCCACCGGGCGGAACAAAGACTAACTGTCCACCCGTGCCGACCGCGATGCTCATGGTATAAAGCTGCGGAAGGCACATCTGATTAATGTACCAGGCGGAATTGAGATAGGACCCGGCGAATATCCGAGCGGACATTTTGATGACGTTTTCCGCCACAATCGTGTCCGCTTTCTGCCCGACTTCCTTACTGACCGTCACGAGGCATCCAGCGTTCAGGATTCCAAGAGGCTGACCCGCGCCCGTTCCACGAAGGATCAGGTCATCGGTTTTGAAGGCGAACTCAGCGGGGAACGCTGCGCGAATGTATCCCTCAAGGGCTGCCGCATCAGCCAGAAGTTCATCTGTCGCATAACAAAGCCCGATCATCTTGTGGAGATTCAGCTCAATCTTACGGAATTTGGGCTTGGATTTGGTTTTCTCTTCGGCCTCATCCGCCATATAGACCTGAATGCCGCCCTGCCGTGATCCATTTTCGCGAGATGTTTCATCCACGCCATTGATTTTGATGGAATTAGCGGCACCACTGATAGGCTGCGGACGGCACTTGGGGGCCAAGATTGCCTGAGACACGAGATCCTTGAGCAAGTCGTTGACGAAATCCTGTTGGACCAGGAACCCACCCTCCGAAGGGACTGTTTCGTTCAGACCGGATGCCGCCGCATTGAATAACCGAGGGTCAATTCCTCCACCCGGACGCCCAGCATTGACAACCGCGACCATTTGCTGGCCGAGACTCACAAATCGATCCTTGTTTTCCGGGGGTGTGCCCACCTTGTTTTTCGGAACGGTGACTGCGTCTTCAGGGGCCTCCAATATCTTCGCCGTCCTGTCCCGTCGTTCCAGGGTTGCCACGGTTTTCATCAGGTCATCCGTGGCGTCCCCGATTTCGTTCATGAGTGCGAGTTCCGCTTCCATGAGGTCGCGGTTCTCTGTCGTCGCCTTCGCTTCGATATCATCGCCCTTCTTTTTGAGGTTTTTGATATCTTCTCTATATTGACTTATGGTCTTCATATCATTGCTCCTTTTATTTGATTTTTAGTGTGATGGTGCGGCTATCTCCGCCCTTGTCAGCAAGTCGGCAATGCGGTCTTTCTTCTTCGGCGGGTCAGCGTCCCGTTGATCTACCAAAGCCGGAGGGGGATCAGGCGGATCAGCGTCCCGTTGATCGTCCTTGAATCCTTCCGCAAGAATGGCCTTCGCCTGTTTCTGATTAAAGCCCACGTCCCGTAAGGCTTTCTCAGCTTCCCTTGATGTTGGTTTTTCTTTCTTCGCTGCAATCCCTTCCGGGATGTGTTGAAATTTTGCTTTCTGCATGACGGGAATGAACTTGGCGCAAGCCGCCATGTCCGCCTCTCCGGAAATCTCATCAATAAAACCCATCTCCAGGGCTTCATCAGCGCCGAACCATGTTTCGGCGGCCATGAGATCGTTGATTTCCTTTTCGTCTTTCTTCGTCTTGGATGTGTAGGTTGTGGCGATGGAGCCGTTCACCTTGTCCAACTTCTCCGCGAAGTCGCGCATGTCGTCAGAATTGCCAATGACCACCCCGGAGGCTTTGTGGATCATGAAGAGGGCGTTTTCCGCCATGATCACCTTGTTGCCGGCGAGTGCTATCACTGAGGCAATCGAAGCCGCGAGGCCATCAATGTAGGTCGTCACGTTCGCCGGATGATTTTTGAGGAGGTTATGGATGGCCAGGCCTTCAAACACCAATCCGCCCGGGGAATTGATATGCAAATCTATTTGTGAGGCTTTTATTTGTGAAAGCTCTTTTTGAAACGATTTGGCTGTTATGCCACCCCCCGTGAAGAAATCTTCCCCTATTTCTTCATAGATCCAAATTTCAGCTTTATCGGCCTTGTCTTTTATTTCAAACCACTTATTCATGATGAGCCTCCTTACATGCCTATCGCAAGCGACGGTTGGAACGGTTTTTCAATTCTTGCGCCCTTGCTCAGATTCTTTGATGCCTCCAGGGGCTGAAGGTTTTTCAATGACCAACAAAGCCGGAAATCAATGTCGTCTGGCCTTTCAAAATTGAATGCAGCAATTGGCGTCTTGTGGTCTATGTGCCATACCGTTCCGTAATTCTCCCATGTCCAACCGGGCTTGAATAACTTTTCAAGATGGCGTTTCAACTGATCCACGGTGAAATTTACCAATGATTCCCAATGCCGACCGGCCTTCATTCCCTTTCGTAGAGATTCGTTCATCCGCTTTGATATGGTGCTGTTTAAATGTCCCCCGGGAGTGCTTCTAACTTTGCGGTTACGTTCCCGAACCATCACCTTGACTTTGTCGGGATTTGCCGCCGCCCACGCCTTGCATGTCTCATAGTGTCTTTCTCTATTATTTTCATAATATTGTTTCGCGTGATCTCTATATACTTCCTTGTTAGCGTGATAATGCCGCCGCGATCTCTCTAAATACCGCTCACGGTTCCTTTCACGGTCAATTTTATTCTGTGCTGCGATTTTCGCCTTGTTCTTTTTTCTATATTCTTTATGCTTTTCGCGTAATTCCGCTTTATTAGCTTCATAATATTTCTTTCTCTGCCCGCCATCCTTCTCTTTGTTGTTCTCCCGCCTTAGTTTAGCTCTCAAGAGCATTTCGTCTTTGTGCGCCTTGTAGTATTCCTTGCGGTAAGCTATCAGCCGTTCCTTGTTGGCCTCTGCGTATGCCTTCAGATATTCAGGAGTATGGTGAGCGCTCATGCTTCCCCTCCCGCCGGCACACCTTGCGCTTCTTTGTCCTTCCCGTTGCCTTTCTTTGGGATCTGCTCCGGTGCGGGTAATTGTGGAACTGGCGGTGCCGCTTCCAGTTTCTTTTTGAATTGTTCCTTGACCATGCTGAGGGGAATCATGTTCATCGGGACAAAGTGCTCATCGCCACCGGGAATGGGATCCTTGTCCTCCAGTTCCCGGACTTCGTTTATTGAAAAAACGCCCTTATCGAGCATCGGGCCGTAAAAGGCTGCCCGGCTTTGGGAATCTCCTCGAAGCAACCCCTCAACGATGTGTTTGAAATAGAGGCGCCCGTTGCCGGAAAGCTCCTTGTCAGATTTTGTCAGTAGTTGATTATTAAAGTTCTGCTCCAAGCGCACAAGCCAGGGAAGGATCGAATCGACGACGAAAGAGATTTGCTCTTGCTCAATATTGCTAAACGATGATTTTGTGAGGTCTTTTAACTTATGTGGCGGAATGTTAAACCACCGGGCGACTTCGGGAATCTGAAACTGCCTGGACTCAAGGAACTGGGAATCATTCGGCGGTATCCCCACCTTCTCCATCTTCAAGCCCTCTTCCAGGAGCATGAGACGGTGAGAGTTCCCGAGGCTGCTATACGTTTCCGACAATGATTTTTTAAGATTCGCATGGCCTTCAAGCCCGAGTTTACCTGGATGCGACACGATCACGCCCGGATGCGTTCCTTGCCCAAAGTAGAGCGCCCCGAACGTCTCTAACGCCATCCCAAGACCGATTGACTTTCGAGCCATCGCTACGACCGAATATCCTATGAATCCGTCAAAGCCGAGACCGGGGACATGCAGGATCTTGTCGCGAGGAAGGATGACATCGCCGTCTGCCGGCATCCGGATCCGATAGACAAGTGCCCCGTCTTTCATTTCGGGCATTACGCGATTCGGCGTGATCGGCCAAAGTTCCACGACTTCGCCGTATCCGTTGCGGATCTTCTCCGCGTACCCATTACCCCACGCGAGGATATGCGCCATGAGGCATTCCCGGCCTGACATAGCTGTCATGTAGGGATTCCACTGATCGTGCAGGACGCGGTACAGAATGCGGTCATCGGCCATGCGCTTCTTATCGCCCTTGCGTTGCATCAGGTGAAGGGGGAGCGCGCCGATAGTGCCGGAGATTAGGGAGATGGCGTTGAAAACTGCTGAATAAGTTAAAGCGGTTTCTTCGGTGACGTTCTCGCCGGAAAGAGATTGCGAGCCGGCAAGGTTCCAGAGCGATTTATCCCATGCCTTCGGATCGCTTAATCCCAAGTTGAAAATATCACGGGTCAGAATGTCTTTAATCTTGGAGAAGATCGACAATATAGCCACCCTTTTTCAAGTCTGGCTATATTGTGAAGAGATATTTATCGATTGTCTAAGAAGGATGAGAAGGATGAGACAGAATAAAAAAAGGGAGGCCGAAGCCTCCCCGATAGGAATTTACATTATTTCACATACCTGTCAATGAGAGTTTGCATCACCATCGTGCTGTCCATACCCTCGACTGCGAAGAGATTAAACTCCTTGCGCATGGTGCGAAATGTTTGCTTGTGGTAACGCTCCCTCTTGACCTCCCGTTCCGTTCCGTCCATGGATTTAAGAAACATTTCCAAGGAGTTAATATCATCAGCAACCATAAGCATTTCCCCGTCATTTGATCCACCAATTAAAATAATTTCCATTGTTTCGCCCCCGCCCCTTTCTGATTTTTTTTTAGTTCCCTGTATCACATTGGCGCGCTTCATTCAATCACCGGCCTCCCCTTCTCCGCTTCTGCCCGCTCAATTCTCACCGTCCCGCCCTTTTTTACCCCATCCATGACGCCCATGTCAATCCAGCGGTAAACAGTCTTGACGCTCACCCGCCAGAAGGCGGCAACCTCATCCGGGCGGAGAAGTTCTTTATCCGGCAATGTGGTCATGGGGTCTCCTTTGATAACTCCTGGTTTTCGTAGATGTTTCCGATGACATCGTATTGAGTTCCGATAGCATATAGGCTTTCAAGGGAGTATGCCCATCGCTTTGTCAATAAATCATATGCTTTAAATTGAGCGTTCTCCCAAAATACGCGAAAAGTGCTTCGGCCAGTTTTAACAACATCCCCCTCGTAAATCTCCTTGTCGTTCCGGTCGTGTAGGCCGGTGAACTGGCCAACCGTCTCCGGATTGATAGAATGAACTACCGGATTCCCGTTTTTGTCTTCACCGAACAGAGCGGAACCTCTCTCGAATGTCCAAACGCCGCCCCCATAAACCCATCGGGAATCATCCACCATTTTCGCCCTAAATTTGATTGCCCTCATTTCAGCACCCCTTTGCATTTCAGGCAAATGAGCACGGGCTGCTGCGCCACCATCTCCTGCCCCGTGGGGCTTACCAGAGCCGACACGGTAAACACCTTACCGCGTTTTTGAGGTCAACCTGGATCTGTTGGCCGGGTTGCATCTGCTTAAACTTAGGTCCTCCCGCCGCCATTCTCCGCGCTTGTTCTCCCATTTTCAATTCTCCTTTCAAATTTTCACTCGTTCCCATCCAGAACCCTCAGAAACGACTTCATCGTACAAATCATCGTACTCGGTAAAAAAACGTAAAGAGGTTTTACCCTTAATCTCCGTTTCCTCACAGAGATATGGAGAGGTGATAAGTTCATCCATCCCCTTAACCGCCTCGGCATTCATGCTTCGCCAGCCCGCCGCAAATCCCTTTGAAATACAAACCCATTTCTTATTCGTGATATCCCCAACATAAAGCCGATTGTTTGCCATGATTTTCTCCTTTCGACAAAAAGAATTTTGAACCATTTTCGGAGCATACGCCTTACACGAAAATATCGCCCGAACCTCTTTCGTTGTGCTTCTCTGATATATTTCTGTTCTTTCATGTCATCCCCCGTATTTTTCCAGCTTATACAAATTCTGCAAACTAATCAGTAGACTGGAAAACCATTGAGGGATAGGAATGATTATTCCACGGTCAACCCAGCGGGACTTAATTCTTATGCCGATTGACGGACCTTCCCATCGATAGTGTAAAAGATGCTTGACGATTACTTTCATAACTCCTCCTTTCAGGTTAAAGTGACATCCTGTCTTTTATTTGATCACTTGTAAGATTTTTATAAACATGCTGCACCCGCGCCTCTGGGTTCATCGCCATCAAGGAAACGCAGTTGAACGTCGCCATCAGTGGGTCAATCTTCCCGGTTCCGCTCGCCTGCTTCGTTATGCTGATTGCGTTCCCCCTCGGCTCTACCTTCGCATTCCCGACGCACCAGGCCATCAAAGGAACTCCTGCGTGAATCAGCGACTTCTCCGCCACCTTGCGCTCAAGGGTCTTGATCGCCCCGTTCAGCCGCCAGCCCTGAGGAATGCCGACGATCCGGTCATGTTCTATCGCCCCGTCGCCCTTTTCGTCGCCCGCCTCGATTTCGTCGGCTATCGCGCCGATTCCCGCTTGATCCACCCCGATCCGGTCGAGGAGGCCGGAGGCTTCGCACTTCCGCACGATATCGCCGGCCTGCCGGATGTCCTGCCCGATCTCCTTCACGATGATCAGGTCGCCGTCCTTTTCGAAGTCCCTATATTTCGAAGCCTCGGATTTCCGCCGCTCAAGGGCAATCGGGTTGCACCAGGCGACGGTCCAGAGTAGCCAGTTCCCGTTCTCGGCGTCCCTCCCCAGGACAGCCAACCCCAGGAGGTCGTCCAGCCCGCCGCCGTCGATGCCGATCACAACCACGTCGGATTTCTCAAGGATGAGGTTGAGGGTGACCGTGCCGGCCGCCGCTTCCCAGAAGTCGGCGCCGGCCCATCGCTGCGATCTGAGCGCGAGGCCCATTTCAACATTAAGGTGCTTGGCGAGGAAACCCTGCATCGAGACATCGCCGTCATTCTCGGCCTTCTTGAACTCCCGGAGGATAAACTCCTCATCGACGGATGCACCCAGATTCGGATTCGTCAAATGAAACATCTTCGGGTCAAGATATGATTTGTCATCCAGCATCTTTTTTGGGAACTCATATAAAACAGGCAGGAAGCGGTTGTCGTCAATGCGGCCATCCCGGACGCCACGGGCATAGTCAAGTTTCTGTTTGAACACCCCGGCGGGAGCCTCGTCGGATTGTGTCGACAGCCAGATAACAAATCCCTCCGGCCTTGAGGCAAGCCCGCCGCACGCTTCCCGGAGCATGTTTTCGGCGTTGGGCATTTTGCCAAATATCCACGCCTCGTCACAAAGTATGCCGGTTGCTTTTTTCCCTCCGACAGTTTCTGAGGCCGCTGCTACCACTTTGAGTGTCGCGCCCGTGTTTCGGTGCGTGATCTGTCTAAGGTGCTGTTGCACTAAGCATAAATCGGATAGTTCCTCATCGGCCATAACCATGTCGCGGGCGGGCAAGAATGAACAGTTGGCGATTTCCACGGTGGGTGCAATGATAAGGAACTCCGCCGAATCCCTCCAATTTCTCAATAAACAGGATAACATGAGCGCGCTAGCGAGGGTTGACTTGGAATTTTTCTTACTCACGAAAAGGAAAAACTCTCTGATAAGCCGCCGCCCCGATTCGACATCATAAGACCCGAAGACAGAGGCCGCAAAATCGAAAATCCACGGTCGCCCCGCCTCGCCCATTGTTGGCCGTCCCTGAACATCGACCAGCCTTAATTCCTTAAACACGGCGAGTCCTTCATCCGCTTCCAAAGGGAAAAGCGGGGGAGGCGTGAGAGATTCACCTTTCAGGATGCGGGATTCCCAATCAGGGCAGGCGGTGGTCCAGTTCATGATCTCTTTACCTTCGCCTCGATATAATCAGCGATTTTCCTTAATCTCTTCGCCGTCTCTTTCCATTCCTCATCCTCCTGGGGATAATCGTTTTCGTCATCAACTTCGCTTTTGACTATCTCGAATAGAGACACATCCTTAAACTCTTCATCCGACCATGAAATATGAATCTGCGGGTCCTTACCTTTGTAAAAACATATCAGTAAATCATCGGTTTGGATTTTTACCGCCTCCTCTACTACTGGAACAAGCGCCCGTGATAACTCTCTTTCTACTGCCGTCAAAAGTCTTTCCCCGTCCAACTCAAATGGGCCATACTTAGTCTTCACTTCCATTTTCATTCTCCTTTCAAATAGTTAAAGTCATTTCCCCACCACCTTTAAAACCGGCGGCGCAGAGGCCCGGAAACGACCTTCGCCAGCGATTTTAGCTTTGCCTTTTTTTTCTTCTTTTTTGCCCTCACCTTCACCGACTCGGGCATGAACGTAGGGCGCGAGTAATGCTGCCGCCCTCATTCTCGTTTCCATCGACTCGTTTGGATCGTCCATGACCCGCTGAAAAAGCTCAAGAGGCGTCTCGGTCTTCCCCTCCCCGACGGGCTTCTCCTCGGCCTCCTCCAGGTCCGTCTTCAGTTTGTCCAGGTGCTTCATTTCCGCAATGGTCAGCTTTTCACCCTTGGCCGCCCGCTGCATGTAATCCTGATAGAATTTCAGCTTTGCCTTATCCCCCAGGGCAAGAATCGCTTTCCGCTTCGCCGCCTCGCTGTCGCTGTAATCCCGATCCGGGGTGCCCCGGGGGGTTTTGTCTTTGCTGCCCTTTTTGCGGCCTGATCCCGGCCTGTATCCTCCCCTCATGGCGTCACCTCTCTTAATCCCAATGACTCGCGGGCGTGTGTAATAGGATTGACACCCCTTGCCCCATCTTGTTTAATGTAATCAATAATCATCTTTGGCCTTGCAGAAAGGGTGACTAAATGGCCTCGTTTCGGAACTGGCTTCTTTAGGGCGGCGTCCTCTGTTTCTGCCTCCACCTCATACTTACATTCATCAACAAAGTGCATTATATACCTCATGATTCCTCCTCCTTTTTCAGCACTGAAAATGTATGTCCACATTTAGGACATAGGATTATATTCGGCTTTTCCGGTTCGCCTCTCATGGTTCGATCCTCCTAAATTCCACAACCTGGCCCGCCATTTTTGCCCGGTCAATTCCCCGCTGCATCCCCTCGCTGATGCCATGGTCGGTATAAACGGCGACCTTTCCCGCCGCCTCAGCCCATACAAAGCCCGCCGCGATACCCTGCTCCCGTTCGGCGGGCACCGTATCATCAAGGATGCCTGGCTGGTCAAAGAGTAAGTGGCTGGCAAAGGGGGCCTCGCCACGGCGGGGGTTGCCGGGGAGCTTTACCAGATCATCAGCCGAAAGGTAAATGATTTCCAGCCTGTTTTGATTCTTTTGGTTTTTGATTGTCATATGTCACCTTTTCATATAGCAAATTAATTCTGCGAATGAC